AACACCGCCAGACCGTTCGGTGCTCAGCTAATGGCTGACCGGCGGGAGCTGGAGGAGGACGTATGGAGTGACTTTGCCTTTTTGCAAACCTGTCCCTGCGTTTTTTGCCGCTGCAAGCTAAGTCGCGTGGATTTGGTGGCATTTAGAGACAATCAGTGGAGACTTATTTGGAAAAGCGGCAAGGCTTTCGCGGCCTGCACTCCCTGCGTGAAAGCACTGCTGTTTATTGAGAGAACGTGCTACCCGACCCTATGGAAATCAGTTGCAAAAGTGGAAGAGATTGAGCAGAGGCCTGTTTGTCAAATCAAGGTTACCTGCCATTATTGCGGGCATGTATTAAGCACAGATGAAAAATTGCTGAAGGCTTGGGAGGGAAAGCCTTTGCGTCGCTTAAGAAACCGATGGACTGCAAGCTGTTTTGATTGCAACCACCCGGACCCAGAGTTGATTAAGGAAGAGGCACTGAAATAATGCTCAGGGCCCCGGAGCCACCCCATGTTGAAGAAGAAAATCTGTCTGATGACAGCGGTGTAGAGGACAACAGCGACACCGAGGAAGAGGAGGGGGGCTCCCCTCGGTTTCCCTATCGTGTGCTGACCTATTGCTACTACTGCCAACAAGGTGTTCGGATCGTGCTAGTTAGCACAAGTCCGGGGATTAGACACATCAACAGGCTCCTGACTGAGTCAGTCTCCATTGTGTGTCCTTTGTGTGCGTCTTCAAGAGGCTACTATGGATCCCGCTGAGCCAGGTACTAGCCGGGGTGCTGGCGGTTGGTTTGTGCTGCAGGAGGCGCACTGTAGCGACCCTGATAGTGAGCCTGAGGGGGCAGACGAGGTGGACGGGCCAGACCTTTGTGAGCTAATAGATAATGGGCCCGTTACTCAGGGGAATTCCCTGGCATTGTTTCAGCGGCAAATCACAAGGGCAGACCAGGAGCAGTTAGGCTGGCTAAAAAGAAAGTACGCGGTTAGCCCAGAGAAGGACTGCACGCTGAGCCCCAGGCTCAATAATATACATATATCGCCTGAAAAGCTGGTGAAGCGGCGCCTGTTTCTGGGGGCAGGCAGCGAGGACAGCGGGTTGGAGCTTTCGGCGCAAAATGAAGCTTCGCTTGCTTCTTCAGCGGCACAGACACAAACCCAGCCACAGGTACATGAGGGGCCGCTTCACAGCAGCACACCCGCAGTGGGTGGGCGGGGTGTGGAACAAGAACTGGACATATTGCGCCTCCGGAACCGCCGGGCGGTGCTTTATGGACGCTTTAAGGACACCTTTGGTGTTAGCTTTTCAGAAATCACGCGCCAATTTCGCAGCGATAAGACAGTGTGCAGAGACTGGGTGGTGGCCATTTATGGCGTCAGGGAAACCTTGTATGAGTCTCTAAAAGTCCAGCTGCAGCCTTTGTGTGATTATATGCACCTAACCTTGCGTCCAACCACCCAGCACAATTATTTGCAGGCGCTGCTGCAGTGGAAGGCGCAAAAAAGTAGGGAGACTGTGCAAAAACTGCTGAAAACATTTTTGCAAGTGCATGAGCTGCAGATGCTGGTAGATCCCCCTCAACTACGCAGTTTGCCCGCTGCGCTGTACTGGTATAAAACCTCTCTGGGCAGCAGCTGCTATTCGGTGGGTCAAATGCCAGACTGGGTGACCAGGCAGACCACGGTCAGCCACCAAGAAGAGGAATTGCGTTTTGATTTGTCACGCATGGTCCAGTGGGCATTCGACAACCAGTATGATACAGAATGCCTGATCGCATACCACTATGCATCGCTGGCAGAAATTGAGCCAAATGCCGCGGCCTTTCTGTCATGCACAAACCAGGCCAAAATGGTCAGAGACTGTTGTACTATGGTTAACCTGTACAGGCGTGCAATAATGAGAGAAATGTCCATGTCTGCCTGGCTCCACCACAAAATGAAACAGGTGTCTGAAGCAGGACACTGGCGTGACATTTGTGGTTTCTTAAAATACCAGCAGGTGTCTGTGCCAGACTTCATAGGGTTTATGAAGCAGTTTCTTAAAGGCAGGCCCAAAAGGAACTGCCTGGTGATTGCAGGCCCTCCAGATACAGGGAAATCCTTGTTCTGTATGAGCTTTCTGAAGTTCCTGGGGGGAAAGGTGCTGTCCTATGCTAATGCCAAAAGTCATTTTTGGATGCAGCCTGCGCAGGATGCTAAGGTGGTCCTTATAGACGACGCTACCAAGGCATGTTGGGATTACATGGACACACACCTCAGAAATGCATTTGATGGAAACCTAATAAGCCTGGACGCCAAGCACAAGGCGCCCCAGCAAATTAAATGCCCACCAATAATTATCACCACTAATGAAATGGTCCATACAAATGACAGGTGGAGGTACTTACACAGCAGAATCAAGGTTCTGCTTTTTGGGAACCCATGCCCTATGGATGAGCAGGGAGAGCCAGCCTATAAGTTAAATGATGGATCTTGGAAATCTTTCTTCCAAAGGTTGTGGTCGCATTTAGAGCTCAGTGACCAAGAGGACGAGGGTGAGGAGGAGGATGGAGGCCCTTCGCTCACATTTCGATGCAGTGCAAGAAGGCCTGATGATGCACTACGAAACTGGCAGTAATAAACTACAGTCACAGATCGAGTATTGGGCCCTAACGCGCAAGGAACAGGTCACTTTATATGCTGCTCGCTCGAAAGGCCGCAGAATGCTTGGCCACACCGTGGTGCCAAGCCTGGCCGCAGCACAAGCTGCGGCTAAAGGTGCAATCGAGATGCAATTATTGTGCCAAAAGCTTGCGGACAGCCCTTACGCAGCTGAGCCATGGACCATGACGGACACTAGCAGAGAAACTCTGCAGGCATCGCCTGCAGGCTGCTTTAAAAAAGGGCCCTGCCTGGTTCAGGTGCAGTTTGATGGAGAAGCTGAAAATGAAATGTGGTACACACTTTGGACTTCTATTTACTACCTCAATGAGGAGGACCAGTGGACTAAGACTGATGGACGGGTAGATAGCCAGGGTCTGTACTATTTTCAAGATGGAGTAAGAGTGTATTATGAGAACTTTGCCACAGAGGCTGAAAGGTACTCGAAAACAAACGTTTGGAAAGTGTTTTTTCAAAATGAAACGTTTTCTTCTTTAAGGAGCGGCGCCGAGGAGCCCCCCCAGCCTGCTGGAACTGGCGTACAGAGCGTCGACGAGCTTGACCACGCCGCCCCCCGTGTATCTGCCAGGCCGTTTACCCCCAGCCCTGCTCGTTTCGGACCTCTATCAAAGGAACAGCTGGCCGGAAGCCCTCCGAGGTATAGCGGAGACTCTGACAGAGGGCAGTCGCCTTGGGGCCACGGGACCCCTTCCCATGTCTCCTCTGCCGGGTCCCTATGCGGAGGGCTATCTGGACAGCTACCTTCCCCCTGCACCTTGTCGCCGGGCTTATCGCGCTCACCTTTATCATCAGCGGCAAGTTCAGCGTCTTTACCTTTTGTATGTGGATGCGGGTCCCCCTGCAGACCCGAGACCCCACTAGAGGACCACCACCATAAGTCAGAGGGTGCTGTTCCTGCAGTTCTGCTAAAAGGCAAGGCTAATCAGCTGAAGTGTCTTCGCTTTCGTCTCAAGAGGACCTACTGGGTGCACTTCTGGTTCATTTCTACCACCTGGTTTTGGGCTGGACCTAAGGGCTCGGACAGAGCGGGGCGGGCGCGCATGCTAGTCGCTTTTAAAAACAAGGCTCAAAGGCAACGATTTAATGAAAAGGTGCCTATTCCCTCCGGTGTGGAGCGGTCAGAGGTGTCTATGGCCGACGTGTAGCTTTAACTAATCTTTGCATTGTCTTTTTTTACTGTTTGCGAGGTGCACATAAAGTTTTTTTACTGGCTGTGTTGATCATGTCTCGCGGGACGCGGCGCAAGCGCAATGCTGCAGAGGAGGCTGGCACGCCCCCCCCCCCGGAAACGCCGGCCAAGGGCAGCCGTGGAGGACATATATCGGGGCTGCAAGCCTTTTGGCACTTGCCCTGACGATGTTGTTAACAGGGTAGAGCAGAAGACGTGGGCTGACAGGCTGCTGCAATGGTTCAGCTCTGTGATCTATTTTGGGGGACTGAGCATTGGTTCAGGGAGAGGGTCTGGGGGGGCGACCGGGTACAGGCCCATTGGCACCCCAGCCTTAGGTGAGGTGGCTGTTGGGTCCGGCTCTCGCACGGTTCGCGTCCCTCCAGTGCTGGTGGACTCTGTAGCACCCGTGGACACAGAGGTTTTTGAATTGATTCCTTTGCAGCCTTTAGAGCCTGGTGGACCTTCTGTGGTCAGTGGCTCGGACCCTGGTGTCCTGGTCACCAATGGTGCAGCTCTGCCACCAGAGTTACCAGGGGTAATAGATGGGGTAGGACCTGAGGATGTCATTCCAGGGAGGGATCCAGCCATTTTGCAGGTGGGCCAAGGCGATGTGGGAGACAGCCATTTTGTGACTCCGACAGTGGAGCGCCCGGGTTTCGCAGGCAGCAGCAGGGACTCTTTTTATGTGGTGGGGGCAGGCTCCAGGGGGGATGTGGTGGGCGAGGAGATTGAGCTTTATGAGCTGCCCCGCACTAGCACCCCTGACGGGGCGGGAGATATTTTTGAAAGAGGCCTTGGAACCAGAAGATACGAGCAGGTTTATGTGGAGAATCCGGTGTTTCTGCAGAATCCTCGAGAATTGGTGGCCTTTGGGGACACATGGGGCGAGACACCCGACAGTTTATCATTTGACCCTGTCGTTGCCTCGCCCCTAGCGGCCCCGAATGAGCTCTTTACCGACGTGGTGCACTTGGGGCGTCAGGTCTTTGAGGAGGGTCCCCAGGGGGTGTTGAGGGTGGGCAGAGTGGGAAGAAGAGGGACCATCCAAACACGGCGCGGCACACAGATTGGGGGGCGCGTACACTTCTACCATGACCTGTCCCCCATTTTGCCAGCTGAGGAAATAGAGCTGTCCGATTTAACCAGCCCGCCAGGATTTGAAAGCACCAATAGCAGTGAGACTGCCTTCACAGAGGTAGATTTGAGAAGTGAACCCAGCACCTACAGCGACACCTACCTGCTGGAGGAGGACACTTTGAGCATAGATGGGCACTTAGTGTTTGCTGATGGCCCTAATGACCTTGTTGACCTCCCGCACACTGTTAGTGTGCCGGCACGCGGAGGTGTGGGTGCAGGGTCGGTGTCAGTGTTGAACTGGTCCAGTGACATCACTAGCACCAGCCTTGCACCTGCCCTGCATCCGCCACTGCATCCTGAATTTCCAGAAATAGTCATCGATGGCTATGGCCTATCTGCTTTGACCTTCGTCTTACATCGCCGTAGACGTAAACGGGGATCCCACCTTTATTTTTCAGATGTCTTACTGGCGGTCTAACACGCAGAAACTGTTTCTGCCACCGACGCCTAGCTCTAGAGTACCCCATACGGACGAATACGTGACGCGGACTGAGCTCTTTTACTACGGATGTAGCGAACGACTGTTGACTGTGGGTCACCCCTATTATCAGCAGCCCTATGGGCCCGCTGAACGCAAGGCTGAAGTACCTAAGGTTTCAGCATACCAGTACAGGGTATTTAAGGTTACACTGCCCGATCCCAATCGCTTTGCATATCCTGACCCCAATTTCTATGACCCTGAGTCTGAAAGATTGGTTTGGTGTGTGGTAGGTCTTGAGGTTTCCCGGGGGCAGCCCTTGGGGGTTGGGCTTTCAGGACATGTCCTGTATAACAAATTGGACGATGTAGAGAACCCTGCCCTTTTTAGAAACCCGGGTGAGCTTGATCATAATAGGGTAAACCTTGCCCATGACAACAAACAGTCGCAGCTTATAATAGTGGGCTGCAAACCTGCACTCGGTGAGTACTGGGATAAAGCGGAACCCTGCAAAGACGCCCGCCCCACTACTAAGTGCCCACCTATTGAGTTGAAGAGTGAGGACATTTTAGATGGGACCATGATAGATACAGGCTATGGGGCGATGAACTTTAAAGCCCTACAGGCCAATAAGTCTGAGGTGCCTCTGGACATAGTGGACAGCACATGCATGTACCCTGACTACCTTCAAATGGCTAAGGACCCCACGGGTGACAGACTATTTTTCTGTTCTGCCAGGGAGCAGATGTATGTGAGGCATTTTTTGAGTAGGGATGGGGTTAATAAGGAACCCATACCTGAACAATTGCTGTTTAAGGATAGCGCAAGACGTGACGTGTCCACGAGCATCTACACAGGCACACCTAGTGGGTCTTTGGTTAGCACGGAAACAAGCATTTTCAATAAACCTTACTGGCTGCAGCGCGCCCAAGGTCAAAACAATGGCGTCTGCTGGCACAATCAGCTGTTTGTTACAGCTGTGGATACCACCAGAGGGACAAACTTCACAATCAATGTTAAAGAAAATAACGAGGATGCATATGATGCCAAAAAGATACATGAATATGTCCGACACGTAGAGGAATATGAGCTGGAATTTATGTTTCAGCTGTGCAGGGTTAAGCTGACACCAGAAACATTAAGTCATCTCAATACCATGGACCCCACACTTCTAGATGACTGGGAAATTGGTTTAGCTCAGTCTGCTGGGGGTTTGGAGAGTACCTACAGATATCTGTCCTCTGCGGCTACTAAATGTCCGGCCTCGGTGCCTCCCGAAAAGCCAGATGACCCATACAAAAAGGGCTTCTGGGTAGTGGACTTGCAGCAGCGCCTCACGCTGGACATTGATCAATACCCACTGGGGAGACGCTTCTTGGCCCATAGGCGTCTGGTGCGCACAGCCAGGCCCCTTAAACGGCCTGCCCCATCTAGTAGAAGCACTAAGCAGACCACCAAGAGGAAAAGGAAATGAAGACAATGCATGGCATGCAGAACAATAAAAAGTAATTAAAAAACAAATCCTATCTGACTGTTCAATGTTGTGTAAAGCTTACTGCCGCACCCGTGCTCTGGTATGACCCTGTGAGTTATATAAGTTGCTGCCCCGCACACTTGGACAGGCAACGCACCGCTGACGGTCGCGGATGGACACCGCTCCCGGTCTGGTAAGTAAACCGCTGGCGGTCTCATTGGGGGGATGCCAGCCTGTCTCTGCAGAAGATCGCTGACGGTGCAGCACACCTGCAGCTGTTATGTGCCAACACCGGAGGCGGTCTTCATGCCAGGACCGATTTCGATCGCTCAGCGATAAGTTGACTCACTTAATCCCCCCAAAGACAATGGGCTTCACGCGGAAGTTGCGTGCGAGCACCATCAGCGGTGCTGAGTGCACCGCGGGCGGTGCTGCACGTCTCATCTTGAGTTTGACGGCCTGCCAAGCACTTTGGCAGGGTGTCATGTTGACTCTGGCACTTCCTGCCAAAAACCCTGCCGGTGTTTGGTGCACAGCAGCTTGCTATTTGGCGCATTAAGTTAATTGGCTGAAAAATGCTGGTCAGCATTTTTTGAATTAGGCGCGCAAAATTTGAACCTGGAAAGCAGGCTCTGATAGGCCTGTTTCTGCCCGCTTCCACCTGGCAACCGCTGCCGGTCGTCACTGATTTTTGGCTAAAGGACGATTGTTGTTGTTCACTATGATTCCAATGTTCAAAACCCAGAATTTGGCATTTGGCTGGGTTATTCCTAG